GGCTCGGCGTTGCGGTTGCCACAAACCGGTACCGGACTTTCTCAAATAACGTGAGAAACGTCTGATAGGTCTTGGAGCCGTAGCTGCGTAGCACGCTGGCTTCGTCCAGGCTGGCGGCAGTAAACAGGTTCGGATCGAGCTTGCCGTCTCGGATCGACTCATAGTTGGTCAGATAGAAGAGATGGCCATCCTCCATTTCAGCCGCCGTGCGGATGAACTTGAACGTCACGCCCAGCATTGCACCGTCGCGTCTGAACTCCTGGCGTACACCCAGTGGGATGCAGACCAGTACGGCACCACCGCTGTATTTTTGGATCAGCCGAAGGATCTCGATCTGCATTACAGACTTACCAAGGCCGAACGCCGCGAACACTGCTCTGCATCCACCGCGCACAGCCCATTTCACGATCGCTTTCTGATGCGGCTTGAGGATCGGGTTGATCTCGCTTTCGTCGATATCAAAGCCGGCGAAATCTGCCAGGCGTATTTTTTGGCGCAGGAAATCTACGTAGGCAGACATGTGGTCTCCAAGCTGACCCAATGAGTCGATTATTTAAATTCGGGAATGGCCTACGCTTACCTCTCCACAGGAAGGGAGAAGGTCATGAGCGAAGACAGGGCAAAAGCGCTTGAGATAGCGCTGAGATATGTGCTGATCGAGGTTCGCAGCAAAGGATTAGATGTCGACGCTCTGGCCGATGCTGTATCAGATCGATTGGTGAGAGACCCTGTTGCCTCTAAACTGGCAGCTGAAGCCGTGATCGCCATCGAGGTTGCTGCGGATGGGCTGCATTACCCTAGGTAAGGCTGTCATTGCTATTGAGGTGGCGGCTGGTGCAGTGGTGGGGTGATCAGGCTACCCTCCATCGCTTAGAGATGGCTATTCCCCGGTATAGCGCGTAAGAAGGTGCCCCAATCCAATTCCGTCGGCGAGCGCCATGCCATGAAAACTATGCCGACCAATGCGGAAGTCTCTGCTCGCATCCAAATCAGCGAGCTTGAAGTCGCCCGGTACCGTTGTGAATCCTCAAGGAGGATTGATGGGTCTTGGGTTATTAATTTCAAATATGACATGCCCAGCGGGTTGAGAACTCACCTGACTGGCAGCTTTACGGTTGTAATGCCGGGTATGGTGGGGGATTGTTAAGGTTTTGGCGCACACCTGCTGGTGGCGGAGTGATCAGGCGCGACCTTCAGCATCACTGTCACCGGACCTTCACGCAGATCGCCGTCAAACCAGCCGTCTAGAGCCTTAATCTCCTTTTTGGTCAGGTTGCGCCATTTGGCGATGATGAAATCGCCTTTGAGCACCGGCGCGGGGCGCATGACGCATGTAGGTCCATAGCTGTACCCGTTGTCAGTCAGCCAATGCTGGGCAGCGTGCAAGGCCTTGAACGTGCCTTTCTCGCTGAAGGTCTTTTTGAACATGGCAATGCTCCATGCGAAAGCCTCCGAAAGTTCGGTGGCGAATAGGTTGGTGGTGGGCTATACGTGATTACCGGCATGGGGCCGGGTCAAGGAGATGCTCGTGGATTTATCTCAAATCAAGCACACAGTAAGGCTGGTAACTCACGTCTCAACTGCCTGCCCTTACTGCACAGAATTTCAGTCCGGCGAAAAGATTGACGAAAACATCAACCATCTTATTCAGGCCCATGACGGAGTGCTGATCCAAGTAGGAAGCGAAACGACTGAAAATTACAAGGGCGAAACCCATCATGGAACATCTGCCGTGGTAGGGTTCAAGACGAGCCCGCCGCCCAAAACTCCGGTCAAGTTCGACATCAAATCAATAGGTCCGGCCCAATAATCTCGTCACCCGGATCCTTCTGAATCATCAACAAGCTTTTCTGATCAAACAGTCGCGCCACGTTTTGCTTGAGTACGAAAACGTGGCGCGGCGCTGTCAGGAAGGGCGCTGAGCCTTTCGGTCCTAAACTGTGCAGGTGATGAATCATCAGCGTCATGGCTTCGCCCTGTTCCTCGAGTCCGTGCCATTCCATGAGCTCAGCGAGCGCTGTCCGAGTGCCCAGCATGGCGTGCATCCGAAGCTCTTCCGAGCCTTTCTCTTTGCGCTTGTTCGCAGCCTTCGCACTGCGGTCGGCTTGGCTGGTTGCCATGGCTTTCTCCTGTCAGTCCGCTGGGCGGCAAATGAATGTGTTCCTGCCGTCTGCGCTGGGCGACGAGTCTGGTGATGCGCTTCATGGTCGACAGACCTCGATCAGGTTCGTCTTCGCACCGGTATAAGGTCGAGCAATCAGGCGCTGCCCGGGCATGGCGTACACAGCCCATGCCTGCCTGCTGCATCCGGCCATCATGGTGGCGTATTTGATAACGCTGATCGGGTCATTTGATTCGCGGGCGTGCATCAGGCCGACGCCTTCCTGATGGGCTGTTTGCGTGCCGCGATTGGGAAGTCGATCGCGTAGTCCCGAATCAGCCGCCGCAAGTAGCAAGTGCTGATGCCCATATGTTTGGCCGCCTGGTTGCGACTGACGCCTATATCTCTGAACGCCTTGATTCGCACGGCGTTTTTGGCGTCCTCGATCACATTGCTTGTGTTGTGAACCAGGTTCTCCGCAGGATTGGTGGCCGATACCTGAAACTCGAAACCGTGGGCTTTCGCTAGGGTGTATAGCTTCTTGCGGCTCACGCCCGTCGCCTTGGCAACTTCACCCTGAGTCATGGTTTTCGCCATGTCCCGGATCTGGTCGTGATCAACCAGCGGGGCGGTTTTCACCGGCTTGGCCTGCGCCTCCTCGATGTCCGGGACAATTCGCAGGCGCTGCATTGTTTCCTTCTTGCTGCGGCGCGGCGGCAGCGGCTTGCGGTTCGGAGATTCGACCGGCGCGGGAGCAGCCCGGTAACCGTAAGGCCTTGGAGCCGGAATAGGCCCTGCAACCTGCGACACCTGGCCTCCGCGGCTGATGAATTCATCCATCGCCGCCGCGAGCCGGGCCGATTCGGCCTGATTGTGTTGGATCATGCTGAGTTCGAGGCTGATCATGCTGCTTTACTCCTCAGCGCCTGTTCGTAGCCATCGACCAGCAATTTGAATTCCCACAGGTCTTCTTCCAGCTTTTCGATGTAGTCGTCATCGCGCTTGAACTCCCGCCACCAGAGCTGGCGACCGACCGGCTTGAGCAGCGGGCAGTACATCCCGATATGCCACCACTTGCGGTCGGTGATCCACATGCAGCCTTGCACCTGGTCAATCACGTCGCTGGCATCGTTGTCGATGTGAAAAGCTCGGAGCTTGTCGGGTGCCAAGAAGCACTTGTACTCACTGCCGCCATCTGCACCGATGAAGCCGTCTGCGCTGGCGCCGAAGCAGCCATCGTCAGTTTTGACCAGGCCGACTTGAGTGACGATCAGCCCGGTCTGAAGCTCATGCTCCATTCGAGCGTCAGGCTCAAGTTCGTGGCCGCGCCGCATCTGCCATGTTTCGAAACCGCCATCCAGCGGTGCGCCGCCGATTCGCTCGACTGCCAGTTCAAAGGCGTAGGTCAGCGCCGCATTCGACGGCTCACCCACCGTCTCGCCATCAAGAGCGCGCTGAACGACTTCAGCTTTGGGGCCTGCTTTGTAGCCTGCAATCTCCATAGCTTTCGCTTCACTTTTTCCCGCCAGCATGGCGTCCACGTACTTACGCTGCTGGGCGTTCAAGCCATTCACCCTGGATCGAGCGGCGCTGAACATGCTGGCGGTGATGCAGCCGGCGCGCTCTTTGAGCCAGATATCGCTGCCCTGGGCGCAGTTGATGATGATCATGGTTTTGCCTCCAAGGCCTCTTTGCGTTTGGTAACAGCGAGCTTCACGGTGTCGTAGCCGGTTTTGTCACCGCTGGCCTGCAGGACCTTCAAGGCGGCCTGCCAGACATCCTTGAGCTCGTCCGGTGAGGCTGCTTCCCCGACTCGCTCAAGGATGTCGGCAACCACCTGGGCCCGCATATCCTCGGTGTCGGAGCCGTCTGACGACTGCGCATCGTCGTCGCGCAACTCGCTGGTCGTGATGTTCAGCAGCGCACACATCACGTAGCGCTTGCCGTAGGTGGTAGATGAGCCGACCGCCTGGACCTCGTTGCGGCCCTTGCCGATGTCCGCCGGCAAAGTCATGGTGGTTTGTTCCCGGTGTCCATCGCGGTGCATCAGGATGCCGGTCACGCTGATCGCCTTTTCGAGGTTCTCCACCTTGAAGGTGATCGCGAAGCCGTGCTGCTGCATGATTGGCTTGATGACACGCGTGATGTCGTCGAGGGTGGCGTAAGCGTTTCCGGTATGCAGGTTTACCGCTGCTTCAAAAACCGTCGGGATATCGCACTGCATCTGAGCCATGCCTGCGTTGAAGGCAGCTTCGGCCGCCTTGTCCTGCATCCGCTCAT